CTGCCGTCTTAATCCAAACATCGCCGTCGCCGTCAATCTTAGCGCCTGCCTTAACCCATCTATCGATGGTGGCATGGCATCGGTTAAGCACCTTGCCAGTTTTGCGCAATGAGCCGTATTTGCGCACTAGGTCTGATACTGGTTTCATTTTACTTCTCCGCGTTGATGCTCTTCCCATGCTGTAATATATTCGTGCAATCCTTTTAAAACCCAGTTGTACCAATCATAAAAATCATTAGGCAAATATTGATCAACAACAGCCTGCAAGCGGCAATCTTTTTTCACTAAATAGGTTTTTTGGTAACTAAAAGAAAAGCCAAGAATGCTTTTTGTTTTCTTGCATTTAATTACAGGAACGCAGTAGCTCCAGCCGTAAGATGTGTAATCACACAAATACTCCCTGCCTTTGTATTGTATTTTCACTGGTTTCATTTCATCTCTCCGTCATTGTTTAGGTAAGTGTATCAGATATGCGCCAATGGTCAAGCATTACTTTACTCGCCAAACTCTTAAGCCTTTCAAGCCTTCTGAATCAATTTCAATTCTTGAGCAGAATTTTTTTCCGGCCCTTTGAGCATGGCATCTTGCTGCTGAATAAACTTTTTTTGTGTCCATACTTCCAGGAATTAAAACGCTGTCGCCAATTTCCATCTTGTTGAATGGATATTTAGAAGCTGGCGGAATTTCTAGCGGTAAATTCATTGCTTTATCTATCTGCATTTTTATAGCCTCGCGTTGGTTGATTTATGTATTTTAGTGTAACTTGTAACTGTTTGCAACTTTTATTTTTGCAGTGCCATGTCAGGCCATGTAAGGCTCATGTCAGATTGGTTTTTAATGCAAGACATTGATTTATATAGATTTTATGTGTTTCTTGTAAGATTTGCAGCAAACCACACATATATCTATATATTTTCATGCCGGCATAACCAGGTTAATTACATGGTAAATTTATAAAATATATATGGTAGGTATAAATCATTACATAACTAACTATTATTAGTATATATCCCTTATATATCAATAGTTTAAGTGTGTAGCGGCAATCTTACAAAGTCGCTACACGGCGCTGCAAGGATTAGTGAGACAATTCAGCGCAAACGGCTTGCATTTCATAAAACGCTGTTTTACTATTATCTGACATTAACCGGAGGACTTATGAAAGAAACCCACGTTTTTAAAGGCGTTAAGCTAACAGAAAAGCAAGTGCGCTTCGTGCAAGCCATGGCAGATAAAAACTATGAAGGTAACTTCAGCATGGCGTTGCGCACCATTCTTGCGAAAACAATGAAGGATGCAAAGTAATGGCATTAATCGACCAGTATTTAAGGCTGTGCAAGCCGCTGCCGCCAGGTAACAGCATTTTGCAAAGCGTGGGGATTAATCCTCTGCAGTATCCTGACTTAATGGAATATCAAGGCATGATCGCAGCGCCAATGTTTGACTTTCACACTGGCAATATAACTGCAGTTGCTTGCACTGATGGAATTAATCGAATCAGCTATGCAGGAAGCGGCAAGGCGCGTCAGTGCGGTTTTTATGTGGGCTCTGCCATTCGGCTTAACTCTGAATTTGCAGAGCTTACAGGCTCAGATAGGCCGCTTATTTTCTGCACTGACTTGATAACATCAATTCTTGTGAACTTAATCACTCGATTGCCGGTTATGTTTTCAACTGATGTGAGCGCGTTTAAGTTCTCCGGCGCAACTGAGTGCTATATTAGACAGCCCACACCAAGAGCAATCGAAAGCGCGTTAAATGCTTGCGGTGATATTGATTTGTGGTTCCCTGTCGGAAGTATTGAAAGTTCAAGGCACGTCAAATGGATGGATACTGTGCAAGCTGCAGCACTAATTGAGGTTAATTATGATCACGCCTGATTTTTTGAAAGCCCAGCAACACGCACGAAAAGAAAACTTACCACTGACGATCGCAGCCATGGATCTGCATAGCGCAAACATCAAAAACCCGATGTACTGGCAGGATGTACAGTATTTCACAACTGAAGATGATAACAACAAAACGCCAAACATTATTACCCATGGCGGATATGTTGCAGAGCTTGCTAAAGCTAAAGCTGCAGAAGTTATTTTCCCAGAAAATAGCGCTTTCTTGCATGGCCTTGGAGTGATTGCCGGCGCTGCAGGTTATAACTTTAAATACCAGTATTACACTGAGCAAAAAGCTGTAAACCTGTTTTGCGTAGCAAGCCAGCCGCCATCAACCGGTAAAAGCTCGATATTCAGTTTTTTTAGCAAGCCTTTTGCACATGCTTTTTCTGAAATGAATACGCGTAACCGGTCAAAACGTAAGCTATTAGAGAAAGAACTTAAAGAGCTTTACGATGCGCAGGAAGAAGGGCGCAACGTCGGTATTGAGTTGGAGCATACAATTGCAGCCTTGCGCGATGTAGCGCACATCAAATGGTATTTGGATGACGTAACACCAGAAGCCGCTGAAGCGATCGCCGGCAAGCAATCTGGTTATCTAAATATCCTTTCCCCTGAGTCTGATGCCGTCAACGTTATTCTTGGCAATGTTTACGGCGACGGCAAAGGAAAAGCTAACCATGGTTTATTCTTGAAGATGTGGGACACTGAATGGCATAGCTCCGCTCGCGTCACTCGGGACGGCTTTGAAGGTGAGCTTTACGGTTCCGTTTCGGTACTGGCACAAGATGAGTCAAGCGACACCATTTTACGATTTGGTCAGGATAGCGGCCGCGGAATTTCTGAGCGCTTTTTGCTAATCCGTGAGCCAAACCTTTTTGGTAAGCGCAAAAGCTCAAGCCGAGTGAAAGCAGACCAATCACTGGTTAATGAATTTAACGACACCGCAAAAAATATTGTTTCAGCTCCAAAAACAGTTCTGACATTTAGCGCTGCAGCGTTTGCCATGGTAAACAAAGTTACCGATGAGCTAGACGACAAGATGAGTGACGGGAAAGAATTTAGCAGCTCAATGATCCGCGGCGCTGCAGGTAAGGCTGATAAACAGATTTATAAAATCGCGTCAATTATGCACATTGCAGAAGATTGGCGACCAACCGGCAAAAAGCGCAGCAAGGTCGATGACAAGCACGTAAAAAACGCCATTCAGATTTTTATGGAGCTGTTAAAGACATATTTAAGCGCTGCAGATGACATGCGCATTTCTGGACAGTCAACAGAGGTGAGCTTTGTTGCAGATCGCATTGTTGAACTTAGCCGGAAAAAGACTACAGCATTAAGTACAGCCAGGTTACGTGATGAAGTGAGAAACCGCGGCCCATTAAAAGGCGTTAGCGGCATTACTGACAAAATCAAAACGGTTTACATTCCAGAGCTGCAGAAGCGCGGTTATTTGGTTGAGCATAACGGAATGGTTTACATCAATCCGAAATTAGCATAACAACAGGAAGAAAAAGAAATGACTTATCAACTGCGGCCGGAATATCAACTGCCGGCACATATCGCAACCATTGAACATTGCAAAGCAAGTGCAGAGCCAGCTTTTCACAACATGAGCGTTGGCGCTGGCAAAACTATCAACATCGCTTTCATGTGTCAGCACGTTGTTAGCAAAGGCGGAAAAGTGCTGGTATTGGCTCGACAAGGTGAGTTGATTGAGCAAAACGCTGATGACGCTTGGTCGATTGGCGTAAAAACATCAATTTTTAGTGCCAGCCTAAACAAGAAAAGCACAGTATTCAATTGCGTTATGGGGACGGAGGGCACTGTAAGCAACCACTTGCTTGATGTGTTTAGTGAGTGGCTACCGGATTGCATTTTAATCGATGAATGCCACATGATGCATTGGCAGGATGTTATTGACTGCTGCGAGCTGGCTGAAAGTCAACGCGAATTAATTGCAGAGTTAAAAAACAGCGATGACTACAGCCAGCGATTTGATGAACTTTTTTACAATAAAGAGTTTTCACAATACGCAAAAATAATTGCGCACTTCAAAATGAAAAAGCCGAAGTTACGTGTAATCGGTTACACAGGTTCACCATACCGCGGCACTGAAGCAATCAAAGGCCCATACTGGAAGCATCAACTTTCCGATGTTGGCACGATGCAACTTATTCAACTTGGCTTTTTGGTTCCGCCAATTTTCGGCTTTGGCGATGATGATCACCATTATGATCTTGGTGAGTTTAAGCCGGCCGGCGGTGAAGGCGCGCACGATTTCACTGCAAAAGAACTTGCAGCCATGGGAAGAAAACTTACCAAAGACAAAACAATGACTCAGCAAATCATGGAGCAAGTGCAAACAATTGCAGCCAGCAGAAATGGCGTGCTGATCACCTGCGCCAGCAAAAAACACTGCGAACAGGTGGCGGAATGTTTACCGGAAGGAACATGGGGAATTGTTACCGATGACACCAGCACAAAAAACCGCAAAGCAATTTTGGACAAAGCGAAAAGTGGCGAGATTAAGTATGTAATCCAGATCACTTGCTTAACAACCGGCGTAAATGTTCCGCGGTGGGATTTGCTTGTTATTCTGCGCAAGATTGGCAGCTTAACATTGCTTATACAGCTAACCGGTCGAGTTCTGCGGCAGTTAAAGCCTGAGCAGGTAGCACAAGGCGTTAAAAAGTCCGATGCGCTTGTATTGGATTTCACAGACACTTTTGAATCAATGGGCGATATTTACGATGACCCGATTGTCAACCAAGCTCTGCAGCAGAAACTGCAAGGCAAACGTGATGATTCAATTGAATGCCCAAAGTGCAGTACATTAAACAGTAAACATGCGCGACGCTGCAGTGGAATTGATGCGCAAGGCCAGCGCTGTGATCACTTTTGGATTTTCCGCCAGTGCAATAACTGCGGAGCGCATAACGACACAACAGCGAAAGATTGCCGCGACTGTGGCGCTGTTTTGATCGATCCAAACGCAAAGCTGCTAAACAAAGCATACACTGACGCAGATTTTAAGCCGGTGAAGTCATTTAAGGCATCACCAGGTAAAGGCGATAACTTAATCATAACCTATCAACTTGATAGCACTTACTTTGATGATGGCGTAGAAAAGCCAGAAGTCGCGCGCGAGTTTTTCAGCCCTTTCAGCGCACAGCCACACATTAAAAATATGTGGTATAGATGGCTGCAGCAGCACGCGCCATTGCCTGACGTTAAAAATAAAATCATGCGGCCGCGCAGCAATGCAGAAATTGCCGCGGCAATTAACCAATTTGCAGAAGTTCCGACGCACATAACGCACCGGATTAACCCTAAAGGCTATTCAGTGATCAACCGCAAAAAGTTTAAGTCTGCTGATGAGGTAGTGACAAATGAAATTGCTGAAAGTAACTAAGTTTTACACTGCAGAAATACCGGACAATATTGCGATCGCTGGCGGAGATTATGCCGGCTCTTGCAATAGCGAAGATGCAGATTTAATTAGCTTTGTTTCATGGCTGAAGTTTAATTATCCACATCTGGGCAATTTGATTTACCATATTCCAAATGAGTCAATGAAGCCGGTGCAAGGCATTGTGATGGATAAAAAGAAAGGCGTGCTAGATGGCGCGCCGGATGTTTGCATTGCAACTGTTCCGGCAGTTTATATCGAAATGAAGCGGAGATGCGTAAAGCATTCACTCCAAAGCAAGAAAAGCCGCCAGCACTTCGAGCGCCAATTGCAGGTTTTATCTACCATGGCTACGGCCGGTAATCGGTGCTTTGTTGCGTTTGGCCTTGATGCTGCGAAAAACATTATAAAAGAGCTTGAGTTATAGTAGCTATTTGGCTACTATTTCCAAGCGGTTTAACTTAATAGGAAAGATAAATGACAACAAGCAAAGCGCAGCCAAGCGCTAAAAACATCTTCCAACGCATCAACGCTGTGATGCAAGAAATTGACTATATCAAGAAAGACAAGAAGGTTTCTGGCGGTGGCGCTAATTACTCTGCAGTCAGCCATGATCAAGTTGTAGCAATGGTGCGAGAATCCGTTGTTAAAAATGGCATTGTAATTTATCCAGAGCAGCTTGAGTCAAAAGTGTTAGTTGCTCGCGATAAGTCGAAAGATATTGCAATGATGCTTTATGAAGGCGAGTTCAATATCCATTTTGTAAATATTGATGACGGTTCAGACCGGTTAACAGTTCGGATTGTAGGCCATGCCAACGACAACGGAGACAAAGCGCCAGGTAAAGCCGTTACCTACGCAACAAAGTCTGCAATCCTCAAAGTGTTTGCAATTGAAACCGGAGAGAACGACGAAAGCCGCAACTATAAAGAGCCTGAGATTGTTTACGCCACCGCGCAGCAAATTAGCAGCTTTTACGATTTACTTGCAGCGACCGCAACAGAAGAAGGCACAATCATGCAGCACGTTTGCTTGAATGTGTTGAAATACGGACAAGTATACAGCTTTCAGCAATTACCTGAGCAAGCTGCAAATATTGTAATTGGCATGCTAAATGAAAAGCTGAAGCGCATTAACAAAGAAGCGGAGAAAGCAAATGAAGCTCAGTAAGGATTTAATCTTAGCGCAACTTGCAGAGCATTTAGGCCGGCTTGGTTTTAATCCTGCAGTTATTGAGCAGCGATCGCCTGAATGGTTCCGCGCTCGGCTTGGCGTAATTACCGCCAGCAAAGCCAGTGATTTTTTAGCCGGTGAAAGCACAGACACTTACAAAAACTACATTGCAGAAAAAGCCGCGGAGCAGCTAACCGGTGAGCTGCCGGAGGAAATAAACGCAAAAGCTCTGCAATGGGGCCGCGATCATGAGTCAAGCGCATACGCTGCGTTTGAATTCATTACCGGCTTAACTGTCGAGCAAGTGCCTTTCATCTATCGCGACTTAACCGGCAGCTTTGGATGTTCGCCTGATGGCATCTGCAGTGATGGCGCAGGACTTGAGTTGAAATGTCCATGGTCTAGCCGTGAGTTTATCAAGTTTGTTCGCGACAACATGCCAAAGAAAGAAGAAGTGAAGCAAATCCAATTTTGCATGTGGGTTAGCGGTGCAGATTCTTGGTATGTTGCCAAGTATGATCCGCGCTTTAAATCTAAGCAGTTGCATGTTGTAAAGTTTGCGCGTGATGAAAAGATGATGCGCGAGTTTGACCAACGCGCAGAAATTGCACTGCGAGACCTTCAGGAAATTTACGAGGCATTTGAGCAATGATTGAAACAATGACAACAGCGGAGGCCGCCGATACTCTCGGCGTGCATCCGGTGACTTTGCGCAAGTGGCGCGTAAACTCTGAAGAACTGCACAATTTTGGATTTGGTGATGACTGGATGGAAGATCAACAAGGTTTAACCTGGCGATTTGAACATCCTAAAAAAATAGTTTATTGCGCGAAAAGCGTTAACTGGTTAAAAAAAATCTTACAAAGAAGGAAAACAAAATAATGGCAACAACAGTAGTCGGCAAACTAAACAAAGCCGCAACGCAATTCCAAGCAGGCGAGTCAACAGGCTTCGGCATTCGCTTAGGTGTGAAGTTTTATGATAGAGAATCAAAATCAGACGCCTATACCAACTATGAAGCTGTTGTATTCGCCAAAGCTCCGGCGCAAGTGCAGTTTTACCAGCAAGTATTGGTCGAAGGCGCTATCGTTGAAGTTTCAGGCGACAAGCTAAAGATTAGACAATTCCAAGGCAATAACGGCTTGAGCCTGTCGATTGAATTGCTTGATGCGAAGTTGGGATTTGTTAATGCACCTCAGTCAAGCACCAATCAAGCACAGGCACCGCAGCAGCAAAAGCAGCAACCACAACAACAACCGCAGCAGTCATACAATCAGCCACGCCAGCAGCCGCCAGCAGGTTATCAGCCGCAGATTGGACAGCCTATGCGGCAAGGCTATCAGAATCAGCCTAATCCGACTTACGGGCAAGCGCAGCAATCAGGTGGTGGAGCGCCTGACTTCGAAGATGACATCCCATTTTAATTAACTAGCAGCGCCAGCAATGGCGCTAATTATTTGGAGTTCGAAATATGTTAGTAAGAAAAACAAGCAGAGTGCATAGGCTTGAAGTTGAAAAAGCCGTCGGTAAGAATGCTACAGCAGGAGAAGTTTTGGATTATATTTTTGGTGGGTACAGCGAATGCCAAACAGCAAAAGCTGATTTTGTGCTGTATTCTTGGCAATCAGATTATGAACGAACTTTCTTAAATAGACTAAATATGTTTTGGGCGCTTCCTTTAACCATACTTCTTTCACCTTTTATGTATTTAAAATCGGGCTATGTTGGATGGAGCGATAAAAGCGCAACAGGCAGATTTGTTCTTCGCGCCACTGGTTTTCTGCGTGATGAATAGCCTACCACCAACCGAATTTGAGCTAATCACAGCGCAACAGCTATGCCTTGAGCGCAATCGTGACGAGCCGAACGAGAAAGATATTGAGGATGCCATTAAGATGGCGTCTAAGTGGAATATGAAACGAATTAAGATGGGGCTACCAGCATGGAACTAGATGCTTATGAAGAATTGTTATGGCCTAGCGATGACCGTATAAATCAAATTGGACTTAACCGAACCAATGATGACTTAGGTCACTATCCAGCCACCAAGCCAACAGAACCAAAAACAGCCGTCGAATTCCTTAACGCCTGCGTTGCTGTGCAATCTGAACGTGGAAAGCAATACGATGCAAGCGGTACAGGTGAGCGCAGCTTTGCAGCCGCAGCCGGCGCGTTTAATGCGGCAACAGGCAAATCACTGACTGGCTCAGATGTTTGCTTGCTGCTGACGATGGTTAAGCTAGTGAGGCAGTACAGCTCGCCGGATAGGCTGCACCAGGATAGTTTGTTGGATGGGGTTAGTTATCTCAGTTTGTGGGCTGAAGAGT